CTCTCTTTCCCCCACACCCCCTTACTCACCCCCCTATAATCCCCCCACCAACCCCGATGCTGCGCTAAAAGGCGCAAGCGCGAACGAGATTGAGCGGCTCGAAAATCAATGCAGGGAAGCCGCAGGATGCGAGAACAGTACCTCGCCAAGCCTTTTTGACCTGTCGCCCATTCGTCGATGCCTTGCTGGTGGTGCATCCCTCGAAATGGACGTTCTGCCAACGCTTCGGGCTATGAGCGCCCGCCGAAAGCCAATCGCGTCGTGGAAATACGCTGAACAAGCCATCATGGATGCCAAAGCCAGCCGGGAGGCTCCTGCAATGGCTGGCAACGTGACAATCCCCCAGCCGAGAGGTCAGCCGCCACCTGCCAAAGTGAGCAATAACCGCCGCATCCTCGACGCACTCAACGCCATGGAACCGCACGATGTCACCTACTCCACCAGCCACGACGGACCAGTGCAAATCAGCACTTCGCGCCCTGTTCTCGACGTTCTCCACGGGCGACAAGGGCGAACCGGCTGAGATAATCGCCACCTACCTGATTGCCTGTTCCGGCTATCCGCTGCGGGCCATTGAGCAGGCTGTCATCCGGTTTATCCGTGGCGAGGTTGATGCCCACGATGGCCGATTTGTGCCGACATCGGCAGAACTAAGCCGGGAGATATCCAGGTGCTTCACGTCGATGCTTCCGCCACCAGCACCGAGGGCGGTCTGGCTTCCGTCACCTGAACGCCAAGAGCCAACTGAGGCCAGCAAGGTGAATGTGCGGGCGCGGCTGGAACAATTGAAACAGCAAATCGCCGAACGCCAAATGAAGGAAGCGACATGAGCGACACCAACGAAATGAAAATCTCAGGCTTCGGCCTCGGCGCATGTGCGAACGGTTTCATCATCACCGTGACGTTTGCCGACGCTGAATGCGAGATCGAAGAGAACTACATCGCCACCGACAAAAACCACCTGTCAACACTCGTTAGCGGTTTTATCGCTCGCATCAATGCACCAACGCAACCCCTCAAGGTCATCAGCAAGGAGACCCGGCAATGAACAGTTTGTCATGGATGATTTACCTCGCAAGCATTGCGGGGAGTTTATCAATTGCCTTAGTGGCGGTAGGCATCGCCCTCATTATAGGCGGCGTGTTCTGCGTGATGAGGGTCGATCTTGATAACATTGGACGCGAAAAGGAACTTGCATGGCCTCGCTGGCCGTTTCTCGTCGCCGCTCCTTTGTTCATATTTGCCGCACTGCTCCCAAGTGAAAGAGCGGTTTATCTGATCGGCGCTTCTCAAATGGGCGAGAAGGTCATCGAGGACCCGGCAACCGCTGAAATGATGCGCGACGTTCGGGAAATTATCAGCAGCAAACTCAAGGAAATGAAGGCGAAAAAATGAGCACTCGCATGGACATCAAAAGCTGGCGCAAGAGCCGCAACGGCAAGGCATACGCCATCCGCATCGGCAGCACATGGACGAATGACAAGGGCGTGACGTATCTGGAGTTCGACGCCCTGCCATTGCCAGACGAGCAAGGCCGCGTGTCATGCTTTCTGGAAGAGCCACGTGAACGGACAGAGCCGGGCGTGCAGGGCTTTGCGCGTCAGATGGCACCGGAGCCAGCCGGCGCGAAGCCGATCCCGCTCGGTGGGGACAGCATTCCGTTCTGAACCATGCGCCGCGTCATCGTCATCACCAACGGCAAGGAAAGTCACATCATGGCTCAGGCTGGACGGAAACGGAAAACAGATGTCGAGCGCCACCAGTGCGGCAAGATAGTCCAGCCAACCGAGGCTCAGGTTGAGGCTGCGAACAAGGCGTTCATCGCCTCGCAGCCTCACCGTAAGGGCAGCACAGACCCACGGGCAGGCTATGCACATGGGCGGATGCGTCTTGGTGGCGTCATCAATCAACGCCAGTTCGAGGCAGCCGAGGTGTTCATGCAACGGGCCATCGCCTACATGGCGGCGGTGTCTGGTGGCGTGCCGCGCTTTCCGTCCGTCTCGGCTGACATGGTGGCGCGCGGCATCGACTGCAAAGCTGACATGACAGATGAGCGGATAGCCCAGATCAGATCGGACTATGCCGAGGTCCAGGATGCGCTGTCAGATGGCGGATTGCACCACGCCGGCAACAGCCTGCTAGTGCGGGTCTGCATCATGGACAAGGATCTTGTTAGCCACAGCGAAATAGGTGATTTCAGGTGTTCGCTGAACCTGATAGCGCATAGACTTAGGCTTGCATGAAGGTTGGCAGAATGGCTCACAAGCGCCGGAACATAGACAAGATTGGCCCGAATGGAAAGGGCAGTAAGAACGCGCGGCCCCTTGATTGGTTAGAAATTGCGGAGTGGCCTTTCCCGCATAGCTACCCGTGGCTTGCGACATTTGGCGATGGTGATGACAGATGCTTTGTTTACGTCATTGCACCGGAAGGCAAATGGCCTGTGAAGGTCGGCATATCATCAAACCCGAAAAAACGCCTTCTTGCGCTTCAAGGCGCGAACTGGAAACGTCTCCGCGTGGAACATTGCTGTTGGACAGCGACACGGGCAGACGCCTTCGCCATTGAAAAATACCTTCACGCTGAATTTGCTGATGGCGGCAAATGGCTTCTCGGTGAATGGGTTGATGCGCGCCCAGATGAGGCCAAAGAGCGCATTGAATGGGCTGCACTGGCGCTGAGCATCAACGTGTCATTTGATATTCCGACTGACAAGATCGAAGAGGTGCAAAAGCGCATTAACGCCATGTGGCCCGTCGAGGCCAGATATGAGGCAAACGCTCGCAGGACTGAAATACGCGGGTATTGACACCAATCGAAGTTTGCTGTATTTCCGAAACCCATGCTGGCGCTTCGCGCGCCCAACGAATTACCCACCTGTCGCTTGCGGCAGGCTCTAGCCGAAAGGCTAGCTTATTCGCCCGATGGGGCAACGAAGCGTGTGGCTCACCAGCCAATCGAACTTGTGAGCATCTAGCCCGGCACTAACGCCTGAGGAAGCCGAAAGGCAGAAACGCCGCAAGGTGTCGCGTGGAGAAGCCCTAGCCGGGGAATAACTGGCTTCCTAGGATTGGCATTTATTCGACGACAACCAGCCCCGCACGGTTAAGGACACAAGCCATGAAGCCCTGCCCCGGTTGCCCCAACCCCAAAGCCTGCTCGAAGGCTGGACACTGCGCAAAACCAAAGGCCAGCAAGCCAGCAGCCAAGCCGGCGATGAAAGCCAAGAAGGGCTATTGAGGCTGACATGACTGGCGAGCCGTTTGACGATAAGGAAGCACGGTTCGTTGAGTTGATTGCGCTTGGTGGCACGATGCGAAGTGTCGCAGATGAGTTGAGTGTTTCGCCATCGCTGTTGTGCAAGTGGCTTGCAGATCCGAGCCGCAAAGAGCTTCGTGAACAATACGCGCACGCGCGCGAGGCTCAAGGCGACATCTACGCCGACCGCGTGGTTGATACCGCGATGGACCCGACGATTGACCCGGCTGTTGCGCGTGTTCGGATTGATGCTCTCAAGTGGGCAGCCGGAAAGCGTAAGCCCAAGGTCTATGGCGACAAGGTGACGACTGAGCACAGCGGGCCGGGTGGTGGCGACATCATCATCCGCGCAACCATCGGCGGCACAATTGCCAACAACGACGGTTGAACTCAAGTTTGTCGCGCGTGACCAATTCCTGCCCTATCTGAACCGCGATAAGCGCTGGTCATGTGTCGTTGCCCATCGAAGGGCTGGCAAGACTGTCGCCTGCATCATGGATCTGATCGTCAAGGCGATTGCCCACAAGGGCCGTGAACCTCGGTTCGCATACATCGCGCCGACCTACACCCAAGCCAAGGACGTGGCCTGGAGCTACCTGAAGGAATACACGGCCAGCATCCCCGGCATTGAAAAGTCGGAGACTGAACTGAGCGTGACGTTTCCCCACAATGGCGCACGCATCAGGCTTTACGGTGCCGACAATTACGACCGGCTGCGTGGTCTGTATCTGGACGGCGCTATCATCGACGAAGCTGGCGACATCGACCCGCGTGCGTGGTCTGAGGTTATCAGGCCGGCATTGTCTGACCGTAAGGGCTGGGCAACATTCATCGGCACGCCAAAGGGCAGGAACGAGTTTTACGCCATCCATGAGCAGGCCGAGAAGTCTGACGATTGGTTTAGCGCAAGGCTGAAGGCAAGCCAGACGAACATCATCAACCACGACGAGCTTCTTGACGCTCAACGGTCGATGACGATTGAGGCTTATCAGCAGGAATACGAATGCAGCTTTGAGGCGGCGACCCGTGGCGCGTTCTATGCCAAGGACATTTCACAAGCTGAGAACGAGGACCGCATCGGTCGCGTGCCTTACGATAAAGCAGCTGACGTGTTCGCTGCATGGGATCTGGGCCTAGCTGACCATACTGCCATCTGGATCGGGCAGGTTGTCAGCAAGGAATGGCACTGGATCGGCTATTACGAAAACACCGGGCAAGCGCTCGACCACTACGCCGACTGGATCAAGGCGCTGCCTTATCCGGTCCACCTGAACCTGTTGCCGCATGACGCCGAGGCGCGGGAGCTACAGACTGGCAAGAGCCGGCTGTCGTATCTTGAGGGACGCGGGCTTGTCTGCCGTGTGGTGCCTCGTGCGCCGGTTGAAGATGGCATTAACGCCATTCGGATGCGCTTTAACCGCATGTGGTTTGACAAGGCCAAGTGCGAACGCGGCATTGATTGCCTGCGCATGTATCGCGCCGAATACGATGACAAGAACCAAGTTCAAAAGACGCGCCCACTGCATGATTGGGCCTCACATGGGGCTGATGCAATGCGAACGGGCGTGATGGGCTTTGACGAAGAGCCAGCCTCCAAGGCTTGGAAATTCACTGCACGGAAGGTGATCTAACCCATGGCTGAGAAAGACATTCCCAGCCGCGTGCGTGCTCTGGTGCGTGACTGCGAGGATTACCGGGACGAGCGGTCACAGGACCGGCTCAAGGCGATGGCGTTCTATGATGGCGACCCCACCGCCGTGCCATTTCAGGCTAACCGTTCGTCGGTTGTCACCCGTGACGTGCGCGCTGCGATCAAGAAGGTGCTGCCTGCCATCACGCGGGTTATCCTCGGCGGCGATAAGGTTGTTGAATATCAGCCGGTCGGCCAGAACGACGAACAGACAGCGCAGCAGGCCAGCGATTACGTCAACCTGGTTATCATGGACGAATGCGGCGTTCGGCAGGCCATTCACGACGCGGTGATGGATGCGCTGAAGCTGCGCAATGGCATCCTGCACTGGTACGTTGACACCAAGATTGAGATCAAGACCAGCGAGCACAGCGGCCTTGACGAAATGGCCTTTGCCCAGCTTGTCGAGCCTGATGACGTTGAGGTGCTGGAACACAGCGCACGGCAGGAGATGGTTGACGGGCCACAGGGCCAGATGCCGATTACGGTTCACGATGTCAAAATTCGCCGCAAGTCCACAAAGAAGAACATTCGCGTTGCCGCTCGCCCGCCTGAAGAGTTCCTGATCCACTCCGACGCGGTGACGCTTGAAGACAGCCCGATTGTCGGCGTCAAGACCAAGATGCGCCGCACTGATCTGGTGGCGATGGGCTACGATGCCAAGCGCATCCGTGAACTGCCCATTTCGGAAGGCGACGAAAGCGCGGAAGAGTTCGAGCGGCTGGAACGTCGCGACGTCATCGAAGGCCGTGACGGTGACGACCTGCACTGGACCACGCAAGAGATCGACTACTACGAACTGTATGTTCGGATCGATCAGGATGATGACGGCATCGCTGAACTGCGGCGCATTGTTTATGCCGGTTCAATCTCCGAACAGAACGAACTTGAAAACGACGAATGCGATGAAGTGCCGTTCGCGTCGATTGTCTGCGAACGCCAGCCGCACCAGTGGGAAGGCGTGGCAATCTCGGATGACCTGATCGAATTGCAGCGCATCAAGACGGTGCTGCTACGTAACACGCTTGATAACCTTTACTGGCAGAACAACCTTCAGCCGGCCATTCAAGAGGGCGCGGTATCCAACCCCGAGGCGGTGCTTAATCCAGAGTTCGGCCTGCCAATCCGCATCAAGCAGGGCTTTAATGTCCGTGATGCGGTTCAGTATCAGGTGGTGCCCTTCGTCGCGAAGGAAAGCTTCTCGATGCTGGAATATCTGGACGCCGAAGCGGCTGACAGAACCGGCATCAACGACGCATCGAATGGCCTTGCGCCAGATGCTTTGCAGAATATGACGGCTAAAGCCTCTGCGATGATCGAGCAGGGCGGTGTGGCCCAGACTGAGATGATGGTGCGCACGATCGCGGACGGCCTCAGGACCATGTTTCAGGGGCTTCTAAGGCTGGTTATCCGCCACCAGGATAAGCCCCGCACGGTCAAGCTGCGCGGCGAGTGGGTGGAGTTCGATCCGCGTCACTGGAATGCGGAAATGGACGCCTCGATCAATGTCGGTCTGGGTGCCGGCACTCGTGAACGTGACATGATGATGATGCAGATGATTATCGGGCTTCAGGAGCGGATTGTCGCCGCGCTCGGCCCTGACAATCCATTCGTCAAGCCTGAGAACGTCTATAACTCATTTGAAGAGCTTGTGCGCGCAGCCGGCATCAAGACGCCTGACCGGTTCGTGACCAACCCAGATCCGCAAGAGGTTGCAGCCCGTCTGGAAATGGCCCGCAACAAGCCAGACCCTGAGATGATTAAAGCCAACGCGGCGATGCAGGTTGAGCAGATGAAGGCTCAAATCGCAATGCAGGTGAAACAGGCCGACATGGAAGTGCAGACGAACAAGGAACGCGCCCAGATGGAGGCTGACCTTCGCGT